CCGGTTCGCGTCGATCGCGGCCAGCCATTTGTCGATGCGCACCCAGTTGCCCGGCGCAAGCGTCTTACTGACCGCTTGGTTCAACTGCGGATCGAACTCGGTGACTACAGTCGCCGGGCCGACAGTCGGCAGCACGTTCTCAAGGAACGGTTCGTTGCGGTTCGGCTGCGCCTGCGTCGGGCCGTAGTCGTCCGAGTAGCTGAACAGGCATTCCAGCTCGCGCACATAGTTGACGGTGATCTTGCTCGGACGGATCTGCTTCCGATCCACGAAGGCGTCGCGCTCGCCGTCCCAAGTCGACTGGAACTGGTCGCGGTAGGCTTGCGCCGCTTGCAGGTCGCAGCCGTTGAAGATGACCGCAGTGCCATCGACGTCGATGTAGACTTCGCAGCCGGGGATGTACGAGAGGATCCGCGCAAGCGCGACGTCGCCCTGGTCGCGCAGCGAGACGCCTTGCAGCGTGAGCTGACCGGTGCTCGCGCTGCTGCCCGCCGTCGGGAAGCTTTCGATGCGGTAGCCACCGGTGCCGGGGTCTTCGAGAATCTTGAGGACTTCTTCGACGGCTTGCTGCGCGGACCAGCGCCCGCCGTCGTCGGTCAGGCTGTAGGCGAGGTAGTCGAACGAGTCCGCGTTGACCTGCAGTTCGGGCAGCGCCGCGTGCGAGACGGTCTTCGTGCCGGTCTTGCGCGGCATGTTGAAGTCTCGCGCAACCAAGTCGTAGGCCCACAGCCAACGCTTGTCGGCCACGACGAACGAGACGCGCGCCGGGGAGTCGCTCGGCGCCTCGTGCAGAATGTAGACCTTCTGCACCGTGGTCGTGGCCCCGCGGCTGTCGGTGAACGAGAGTTCGAGCGGCTTGCCCTTTTTCTGCTGCAGCCGCGACCAGTCGCGCCAGTTGACCGACATGACGGTCATGTACGGATGCACTCCGGTCACCAGCTTCCAGGTGATCGACTGGTTGCCGGCGAGGGCCACGCCGTCCAAGGTGACTTCGGCCTTGTCCATCGGCTACCCGTTGGGTGTGGTCGGCCCGCGCTGGCGGCCACCGGAACCGGTCAAAGTGCGCTGCGGCGCGCGGTGGAACCGCTCGACGATCCGCTCGGTGAGTTCCGTGACTTGGAGCTGATCGGCGCCGCCGGGAAACCCGATGTACTTCGGCACCGCCTCGCTGCTTTGGTCGATCATGTTCCAGCCGGAGGCGTTGAGTTGCGTACCGGGGCGGTTGTCCGGGCCGGGCTCGTCGGTAATGGTGTCCTTGAACAGCCCGGCGTCATTGGCTTCCGGGTCTTGCGACATGCGCAGCTTCGGCGTCTCCAAGCCGACCACCACAACGCGGCGAGTGAAGACGCGCGTCAGGACCATCCAGCCGACGTCGGCGTAGGCGCTCAACTCGTCGGCTTGGTGCGTCGGCGTGTAGTTGATCGTGCGCGACTCGTTGTAGGCCGCCGAGTACGACACTTCGACGACGGGCTGCCCGCCGGTCGCTTGGTAGAGAAAAGTGAACGTCGCGGAAATCCGCTTCTGCGTCTCGTCGTACGCGGTGCGGAAATCTTCGATGCAGAAGACCTTCGGGGAGAAATCGTCCTTGAACAGCGAGATGACCGTCGGCCGCACCTTGTTGATATAGGTGCCCTGCAGGTCGTCCGTGCGCGCGAAGTCGACCGCGCAATCGTAGGTACCGCTCACCCGGTATAGCTTGTCGAGGCTGCGCACACCGTCGCCGAGGAACGTCCCGACTTCGGTGTAGGTAATGCGGTGGTCGCGGATGTCGGGGTCATTGAGGCCGCCGATCTGCGTGTTCTGCGGCGCCAGCAGTTGCACGTACTGCCGCGTGAAGTTGCAGACGTGCGGGTAGGGCGTCAGGCTGCCGACGCCGCTGCGCTCGCGGTCCAGCGAGAAGTCCTCTTTGACCAGCTCGAAGGTTGCCGACGAGTCGATGAACGTCAGGTATGTCGCGACGTTCGCGTCCACGTTGTTGGTGAAGTTGGTCACCGCCTCGCCGCTCGCCGTGGCGGTGTAGGTACCGCGCACGGTGACGGTCGTCTGGTTGCTCGGCGAGTTGTCGGCCAGTAGTTCGATGTTGCGCAGGCCGTTGTCCGTCGAGTTATCCGCCGGCAGTTCGGCCTGGATCGTGATCGTGTAGAGCCGCGAAAAGGACTTGTCGCTGGCCGGGTCGCCGCTCTTGGTGCAGGTTGCGGTGACGTGCAGCAAGTCCTGCCCGACGTGATAGGTTTGCGAGTTCTGGTTGAGGTTGATATCGAGCACATCGCCGCGAACCAAGCGGCGGCGGAAGGTCGACTCAAGGAACGTACTGCGCGATTCCAGCGTGGCGTGGTCCGGCGCGGTGATGACCGCCGCGAAGACCATGCGAAACGTCTCGTAGTTCTTTTCGAGGACGTACGGGTTGTGCAGTTGGTAGTCGGTTGACGCGCCGCCGATCGTCACCCCGCCGTAGCTGATCGAGAAGATGTTGGCGGCAGACATGGGGCACCTTACCGGTGGTTCTTGAACATGGTCTTGATCGTTTCGCCGAGATTGCGGAAACCGTCCGCGATCGAGCCTAGCACAAGCTGCATTTGATTCTGAACCTGCTCGCCCTTCAGATGGAACAGGTTGTCCTTGTCCATTTCGAACAACTGGATACCGCGTTCCTTCTGCGCGTTGCGGGCGAACTGCGCTTCGTAGTTGGCGCGTGCCTGGGGAGGAATCCCGTTGTTGCCGGCGAAGAAGGCGAACGTTTCTTCGACCGACTTGCGTGCTTGCTCCGACGCGCGAGCTTGCCCCGGCAGCGTGCCGAGGATCATATTTTCAGCCTGCGCACCGTAGCGGCCCAGGCGTTCGCCGATGATGTCGCCGATGCCGCCAAGTGTCGGGCTGACCAACGGCGCGGCGATTGCGCTGGCACCGAGCAGCCCGGCGCCGAAGCCGAGCAGCTTGCCGAGGCCGAAGCCGCTGCCGCCACCCCCGCCACCGGCGGAAAGGCTGCCGGCTGCATTCGGACCGCCGGTTGTGCCGCCACCGGCGCCGCTCCCAACGCCGAGAGAGTTCAGGGCCGCCTGCGCGTCCTTGGTGTCGAGCACGACCTTTATCTTGACTTCGTCGGCCATCGTTACCCGGTGAATGCTATCGGGGCCAAGGCCAGCGCATCGACGAAACTCTGCAGCGCGGGCTTGATGGTGCCTTCCCAGGCGCCCGCGGTGCGCTCGACGAGCATGTCCACGAGAGTCGGCGTCGGGAACGCGGTGCGCAGCGCCGACAGACCCTTTTCCTTGACGAACTCTCGCTGGAAGTAGTCCAGGGCCACGTCGCGGATGTCGCTGGGCACGAACCCCTCCCGGCCTATGGCAATCATCGCGTCTTCGTGCGATTCGATCCACTCGCGTGTGCGGCGGTATGCGCGGGCCTTGTCGTCGCGATCGCCTAGAATCATCTGATTCAGTTCTTCGCCGGTGCCTGCGAGCGGTTTTCCGGTCACCAGTCGCGTTGACACGACGCCCACGGCTGCGATGGCGGCCATGGCCCCGGTCAACGGCGACGCAAAGAGTCCGCCGACGTCACTGAGCATGCCACCGATCGCGGGGCGCGCCAGTTGCCGGGCCAGCCTGGATAGCTGCGCGCGGCCATGGCTTTCCGTTCTCTCGTAGGCCGTACGCCGCTGTTCGACACCGCGCGCAGCCCTGCGCATGTCGACACCGCGCGGCAAGCTAGGCAGTTCGTCGACGTCGAAGACGACGCGAATCGTTGCGTCGTCCTGGTCGCTCATGTGGTGAAGAAGCAGCCGACTACGTCCGGGTCGCTGCTTGCCTCTGCGGTTGCGCGGTCGCGCGGCGTGTAGTCGGCGACCACGGAGTAGGTGCGGCCGGGGAGCGGGCCGCCGCTCGGCACGCCGAAGTTAGAAGTGCCGGTGAAGGCCACACCTTCGAAGTCCGCCGCCGAAGCCGCCGGCGAAAGCCCGGTGACCCAGCCGATGCGGAACTGCAGGAAGTCGAAGCGTGCCGCGCACTGGTCGCCGAACCATGAGAAGGTGTCGCCGGTGAGCTGCATCAACTGCGGCGGCGTCTGGAACGGCTGCGACGTGCAGAGCGCGGTGACCGTGAACTGTTCGGCGACGATGTGCCGTCCGCGGGACGTGGTCGCCGGGGCCGTCGCGGCGGTGCCGGAGACGATCAACGGGGCGCCGTCGAATCCGGTGAGTCGCTGCACCGCGCTACGCACCCGCTCGGCGATCTCGGCGGAGCCGCGACCCTCGCTCTTGCCGTCGTCGGCCAGCGAGCCGCCGATTACCGCGTGCTCGCCGAGCGGATCGCCGGCCACGTTCACGACTGAGACAATGGTGAAGTCCTGCAGGATCAAGTCGGGGTCGTCGGGGTCCGGGCGCCCTTCGTTGATCGTCACCAGCGCGAAGGGGAAGCCGGCCGGCAAGGCGGACTCGTCGGGCTGCGTGCCTGCGTAGACGAAGACTTCGCTGCCGAAGACGACAGAGCCACCGGGCCAAGTGACCTGCATCAACAGGTGCTTGAGCTGCTGCGCCATCTGCCAGGGGTTCAAGGGATCCTCCCCGGCTTCTTGCTGAGCGCGCCGGCCATGGTCGGCTTCGTGGCCGCGCGCTGCGGCTTCTCTGCTGCGAGCTTCGCCAGCAGGCCGGAAGCGATGGCGCCGGCCAGCTCCGCATCGGCCGCGTCGTCACCTGCCAGTGCCGCGGCGCCGACCTGAGCCGCTTCCGGGTTCCGCAAGACGTGGCCGAGCGCAACCATGGAGTCGATGCGGAAGGCGTCGCCGATCTCGGCGAGCCGTTCGCGTTCGGCGTAGGACATGGCGAAGAACGGCCGCCACGGCGGCCGGTGCGCCCGCAGCCACTGCGAAAAGGAATTGGTGGTGACTTCGACTTCCACCACTGCGGGCTTGCGGAAAGGCCACATCAGAGGGTCAGGTCGGCAAGCCGACCCAGCTTGAGGATGCGCGACTGCGTGTCGCGGAGACATTGGATGGCGACCGGCAAGCCCAGCTCGTCGCCGCGCTGGAAGGCCAGCTCGACGTTCTCCGCCCAGTCGGCGATGCCGGCATAGAGCAGCAGTGCCGGGTGGTCGATTGGGTTGTCGGGTACGTAGAGCAGCACCTTGCGCCGAGTGTACCCGGAATAGCCTGGACCCTGACCGGCGGGTACGTCGAGCATGGCGTGCCCTGAAACCGCACCCTTCGAGTAGTTGAAGGGAAAGAGCTGCTGCACCGCATCGTCGTCGAAGCCGCGAAGGATGCACCCGGCGACGTAGTGCTGGTCGTCTTCGAGCACGTCAGTCGCTTCGCCGAGCCCTTCGGCGTAGACGCGGAAGCGGGTGCTGAGCGACTTCAAGACCATATTCCGCGACTTGCCGAGCGGGATGCCGCCGTACGGGAAGGCGGCACCGAGGTCGGTGGGCGAGCAGACCAGCCGGCCCGGCGCGCGGATGATGCGGTTAACGTTGCCGGCGCTCATTTGATCTCCGCGACTTCGATGCCGACGGTGTAGCGGATCGCCTTGCGGGTGTCCTCGGTGATGCCGAGGAACGGCCGCGCCGGCACGTCGTGGGTCAGCGTCTTGTTCAGGAAGCGGCGGTTCAGCAACCAACCAAGTTGGCGCTTCAGCAGCGGCGACTGTCGGCTGAGCCACTGCCACAACGCCGAGCGCACGGCCGGCGTGATCTTCGCACTCTCGACTTTGCCGCCCTTCTGGTGCACCGCGGCATACTCGACGTTCGTGCCGACTTCGACCGCCGTGCGGCCGAGCACCCGGAAGGCGATCGACTGCGCAAGGCGCCCGGTGTCGCGCAGCGCCGGTCGCGGCTCGAAGCGGCGGGCTGGGGGAGCTGCCTTGCCCGCGGCGAAGTCGGCCAGGATGCCGAAGACGTTCGGCACCGCGCGCGCCGGCCAGGGCTTGCCGCCGAAGGCTTGCTCTTTGAAGGCGCGCTGGCTCTCGGCGACGATCAGGACGCCGATCTGCTTCAGCGCGCGTTCCGGGGCTTCCAGTGCCTGGGCGATCCGCGTGAGCTTCGCGCCGCGATCGAAGACGATGCGGACCACGGGTCAGCTCTCCACATCGTCGAAAGGCACCACCATCGGTGGGAAGTTGACCGGCAGGCTGCCCGGGTCGGACCACGGCAGAATCGGTCCGCCTTGCAGCGTGCCTTCGCGCTTGCTCTTGGTGTTGCCGCTGATGGCCGGCACGCCATGCGCGCGCGGACCGGTCTTGCGGACCTTGCCGATCAGACCATCGTCACCGAAGACGGTCTCCCACTTGACCTGTTCGATCTGCGTCGCGGAGCCGCCGCGACGCCACAGCACGGCGATGACTGCCTGCGTGCCGACCGCGACGTGCGTCGTGCTGAGGATGTCGAATGGGGTTTGCGCGTGGATCTCCCATAGGTCGATGACGTGCTGAGCGGCAGACGTGCCCGCGTCGTCGTTGATGGACGTTTCGCTGCGCGCCGTGATGTTCGTCAGGGTGACGAGCCCGGCGGCGCTGTAGGCGTCTCGCGTCGCTTGCCACAGCAGCGCGGCGTCCGTCAGCGCGACGCCGACAAGCTGCCCGTCAAGCCGGATGTTGTAGGGGAACGAGTTCTGGTCGACGTAGGTCGACCAGTTGTTCGGCGTGAGCTGGACGCCGCCGATCGTGATATTGGTAAACGTCAGATCGTGCGGCGTGTTCGTCGAGTCGAGGCCGATGATGCTCGACCGCTTGCCCTGCGTGCCGGTGACGCTCAGCGACAGGAAATTGAGATTCAGCGCTTGCCCCTTGCTAGAACCTGCGCCGCCGGACCCCGGCGGGGAGTTCGGCCACGGGTATGCGCCGTTTCGGATCTCGAACAGCTCGCAGAGAATGTTGCCTTCGACGATGAGATTCGTGACGGCGCGGTTCGCGACGGTCCACGTTTCCTGACCGACATCGCCGGCCAGTAGCACGCCGATGATCGGGCACGTCGCGATCGGGTTGGCCCACGATGACTGGTCCTTGAGCGAGATGGAAGCCGCCCAACAGGCATCGTAGACGTGGAAGGCGCCGGCAGGGAACGGTGGCGTTTGGTTCGGCCGGTAGCTGAGCCGGAAGACGCTCTGCACGAGGTGCAGGAAGGCGACGTTCGCGACCGAAATCGAGCCGCCGTTGAATTGAGTCTGGCAGTGATCGTCCGCGTTGACGCTCAGGCATCGTTGCCACACCGCGTTGCCGGTGTGGTAGTCGAGCGAAAGTCCGACGCCGCCCATGCCGCCGAACCAGTCAGACAGCAGCATCGCATCGGTTAGTGTGCTGTCGCCGGCCTGGATGAAGTAGTAGCACGGGTCGACGATCGTCAGCCCGGACACGCTGTTGCTGAACGTCTGGCCTTCCGTCGGGGGCCCGCCCGGCGCCGCGCCGAGGATCATCGAGTAGAGGATGCCTTGCGAGAACGGCAGCCCTTGCGTCACCGAGGCGCCGCCGCCGACGCCTTGGCCCGACAGGTTGCCGTAGCCCACGCCTACCGACCACCCGGACTTGCTGCGGCCGTCGAAAGTGCCGATCGTGTAGCAGCCCGGCGAGAAGAAGGCCGTGACGTTGTTGCCGAGCGTGAAACGCTTGTTCGCGCCGGGGATGTTCTGCACGCCCGGCTGAAAAACGAGCGTCGAGCCGTCGGCGACCGACGATTGCGTGCCATCGAAGGTGATCGCGCCGCCGGCGGGTGCAATGCCGGAAGGCCCGACCGCAAGGTTGATCCGGTTCTTCCAGTCGCCGTTGATGACGACGATGGCCTGGGCAAAGACCGGCATGAGAATCAGGAAGTTCGTGCCGTTGATCGCCGCGACGAGATTCAGGGATGCCGGGAAGACCTGGAAGCTGGTGACCGGACCGCTGAGCAGGTGCACATTGAAGATGACCGACGAGTCGGCGCCGACCTTGCACCAGTTCTCCGTCACCACGTCGCCCGGGTTCCACTTCTGCGTCTTGATCTGCGAAGTCTGCGAGCGAGCAAAGACCACGGCCGCGTTCGCGCCGCCGCCGATGTCGCCCGTCAGGGTGTAGCTGGTGCTGGTCTGCGCCGTCGGCCGCACAACGAAGGTGTCACCGGGTGTCGGCGAAGCGGGGAAGCCGCCGCCGACCATTGTCGCAGTCGTCAGGGTGTTCGACGAAACGACGGCCGACTGGTTGCGCAGTGCGACCGTAGCCGTGCCGGCGTCGAAGGTGATCGTCGCGCCCTGCCAGCAGTTCGGGGAGCTGCCGACGGTCGTCTGCAGCAGCGTTGCCGTGCTGACGCCACCGGCGATGAGGCCGGCTTGCCCGTTCCATGCTTCGAGAACGGCCATGGTCTATGGGTCGGCGTAGGTTGGCGAGCCGGAACTGGGCAGGTAGCCGAAGCCGGCCAGGAACAGGTAGTACTGCAGTTTCCCGGTCGCCGGTGCGCCGCCGGTGTCCGTGAAGATCAGCGTGTCGTCGAGCTTCCAGTTGACGAGGCCGGTAGCCGACTTCTGGCGCAGGATCCAGTAGGTACCGTCGATCTGCATCCACGGGCACAAGATGCAGTCGTCAACGAGCAGGTAGCCGGTCGAGGCCGACATGGCCCATTCGATCTCGATCGTCAGCGCGTTCGCGTCGAAGTTCTTCGGCCAGTGGTTCTGGCCAATGGGGACGATGATCTCGGCCCAGTTCGCGCCGAGCGACGCTATCGAAGTCGTGACGGTCTGCGAGCCGAAGCGCACGACGACGTTGCCGCCGACGGCGGTTCCGATCGTCTTGTTGACCATTACACGCAGAAAGTACGGCGTGTTCGGGTCGAAGTTCTTGATGCGCATCTGCGACGTCGACTGCGTCACCGTGACCGTGAGACTGCCGCTGGACGTGATCTTGAGTGAACCGCTGATCTGCGAGCCCGGGTAGTCGCGGTAGAAGTTCGTCGTGTCCTGCGAAACCTGAGCGCCGTTGTTCTTCTCGGTCCAGTTCGAAAACTTCGGCGTGTTCGAGGCGTTGTAGTCGCTGAAGGAACTGTTGTTGAGCAGCGAGCCGCCGTCGCCGGTGCCCGCGTGCTTGCTCAGGAACGTCGTGCGCGACGCCTCGCCGCTGCCGTGTGCATTGGTCGTGCGCAGCAGGGAATCGAAGGACGCCGCCGCGCCGATGAACTGGAAGCGTTCGGCTTCCTTGTCGGCGCCGGTGTTCTGGTCCTGGATGCATCGGAAGGTCTTCTTCTCGACGTTGCAGGCTTCCAGGTTGAAGTTGTTCTGGTCGACCGTGAGCCGACTCATGGAGCCGTTGCCGACGATCGTGCCGACGCCGGCCACCGTGTTCGAGTTACCGGTGGTGCCCGTGGTGTCGAAGGTGATCGTCCGCGACTTGATCGTGAAGCCCTTCTGCACGTACCACTCGTACAGCGCGCGGAAGGCGTCGGCGAACGACCGGAAGCCCGACCCCGTGCCCATGCCGGCCGTCGCGTCGGCGGCCAGGATGCGCATGTACTCGTAGACCACCGGCGACAGCACGCCGGCGACGCCGTTCGGCGTGAGCATCGACGACAGCGCGGCGCGCATGTTGTCGGTGAAGTTGCTCATGGCGACCGGGAGGAAGTCGCCGATGAGGATGGTTTCGAGCGCGTTGAACTTGCCGGCCGAGGCGGCCATCGTGCCGTCGGCGAAGTTGCGCGTCGTCTCCAGCACATCAACCGCCGCCTTCCACTGGCTGACGATCTGCGCTTCGGTCGGGGTTCCAGCCATCCGTCAGTCCCTCCCGGCACCGGGCCGGCGCGTGGTCGCTTCAGCTACCAATCAGCTCGTCGACGGTCGCGGGCTCCGGCCACACGATACCCGTCTTGTCCATCGTCTCGGGCGCTTCGTAGCCCTGCTGCCCGCGCGTCTGGTCCTCGCAGAGCACCATGAACATGTACTTCGCGGCGGGCTCGTCACCTTCGCGGTAGATGTACTCCCGCGTCGGGGCGTTCGTGTCCCTGCACTCCTGGACTTCGGCTTCCGTCGGGATCTCGACGAGTTCGCCGTTGAACTTCGGGACCACCGAGTCGGTGGGCCGGCCCGGGGCGAAGGCGCCGAGGCCGCTGCTGTTGGCGCTCTTCTGGCGGATGACCAGCCGCGGCAGCTTCTCCTGGATCCGGCGGAGCCGGGTGAAGTCGACGAGCGTGATCGCGCCGACTCGCGCAATGCGCTGCGTGCGCGATTCGCCGGCGCGCGCCAGCAGGTCGTCGTTGGTCTTCGGGAACGACACTTCGCAACTGATGTCGCCCAGCGGGCAGTCAGGCGTCAGGCCGACCCAGTACCGGTAGGCTTTGACCGAACCGGCCGCGTTCTTCTTCAGATCCCGGACCAGCGTTGAACCGGGAATCAGGGTCACGTTCGCGTCGAGGGTTTCCAAGCGTCAGTCTCCAGGCTCTGCGTGTTGCGCGCGGGTTGCAGAAAGGGGGCGCCGCCACCGCGCGTAGCGACGCCCCCGGTCGTACTCGGGGCCGGTTAGGCGATCTTGATGGCCGAGAACGGCAGGGCGACGCCGGCGCCGACGCGCTTGTCCCACTGCACGTACTCCTGGCCGGTGTTGCGCGTGGTGTCGCTGTTGTTGTCGCCGATCAGCGAGCTGAACTCCATCAGCGGCTGGCGGTCGAGCATGAACAGCGGCTTCTTCGGCGCGCCCTTGAGGATGACGAACCAAGTCGTCGAGGTCGTGATGCGCTGCGTGCCCCACAACGTGCAGTCGCGGCTGGCGTCCTGCACGATGTTCGTCGGCGTGACGCCAAGGGCGAGCGTGCCGGTCATCACGCCGGCGGTGGTGAGGCCGAGGCCCTGGCGGCGCTGCAGGAAAGCCTGCTCGAACTGCAGGGTGGCGGCGGCCGGGTAGATGACCACGAAGCCCTGCTGGATGACTTCGTCACTCCACAGGGGCTGGCCCTTGCCGTCCTGCATCAGCCGGAACTGGGCGATGGCGGCGTAGAAGTCCGTGAGGATCGCCGACACCGAGGTGGTGCCCGACGTCGACAGCAGGTTGCCGTTGGTGACGCCGAAGCGCGCGGCACCGCCGGCGGTCGTCGCGAACATCGCGGCGCCGTCCGGGGCGTTCTGCGTCGCCGGCAGCGTGTTGGTCGTCGCGAGCAGCAGGTCGAAGGCCATTCGCTCAGGCAGCAGCGCGGCCGACATGCCGGTCTGGCGCGCCGAGTCGTAGAGCGATGACGTCTGATCGTCCGCGCGGTCGTCGCGATGCCACGAGATGCGCCGGCCGAAGTTGTAGATGGGCACCGTGAACGTCACGGAGCGGTTCGCGTCTTCGGGGATCGGATCGCCGCGGCGCCAGAAGGCGACGTGCGGGGCCGCTTCGAAGTAGGCGAACTCGTGCTGGCGGTTCCAGGCCGTCAACCCGTCCATGATGAGCGAAAGGCGACCGTCCGCCTGCCGGTTCTGGACGGCGAGGTACGTGTCGGCGAACTCGGTCCGCAGACCGTTCGCGAGGACTGAACTGGCAACAACATCCATGGTCGAATCTCGCTAGGTTCAGGAAAGGGTGGCGGTCAGGCGATCGTCCGTGGCCTACTGGCCGAGGTACTCGCTCGGGGTGAAGAGCTGCACGTCGAATGACGTCGCGCTGTTGAAACTCTTGATCCAGCCGACGGCCTTGACGTTGGTGTTCGCGGTCGTGGTCAGGTCGGCCGAAGCGTTGCTCGTCGCGCAGTAGACGAGGTCGTTGACGTTGGCGATCGTCGAGGCGTTGGCCACGGGCACGCCGAGCAGGATCTTGCCGGACTCGTCCACTCGGGCGCGCACGTTCGGCGTGACGCCGGTGTTGCCGAGGACGTCGAACTCGACGACGCCGACGAACTTGCTTGTCGCGACGTCACCGCCCGGCCACAAGTCGAGGGTGCCGGCCGCCAGCGTGCCGACGAGCATGCCGGCGTAGAGCTGCAGGGCGTTCGTGACGACGTAGGTGCCGTAGACGCCGCGCGTCGAAGAAGGAAGGATGATGTTCGCAGTCTGCGTGGCCATGGTCTTTTCTCGGGTTCCGGTCGGTCAGTAGTCGGGGGAAGCGGCGAGGATCAGCCGGTGACGGCGACCTTCTTCTTGATGACGAAGCGCTTGTCCACGCCCGCCATGTTGATCGCGATGTAGCGTTCCTCGCTCGTGCGGACGAAGCCCTTCTCGTTCTGGATCTGCCACTCGCGGGCGAAGTTCGTGGCCTTCTCGACGGCTTCGGTGCCGAACTCGGTGTACTCCAGCGCAGCCGGGCTGGCGTTCGCCGGCATGCCGCCGGCGAAGTTCGCTGCGTCGCTGCCGCGCTCGCGCGGCACCGCGGCGAAGGTCGTCACCATGCTGTCGACGTACGCCTTGAAGGCGGCGGCGCCGTGCTCCGCGTGGAACTTGGTGAGCGTTTTCTCAGGCTCGGCGCCGAGCGGCCGGCCGTCGAGACGCTTCAGCGCGTCGGCGACGTCGTCCTTGCGCTGCTGCAGCTTGTCGCGCTCGATGCCCTGCGCCTTCAGCGCGGCGACTTCGCCTTGCAGCGCGGCCATCTGCACCACGCTGGTCTCGTCCTTCTTGTCGGCGGGAGTGGAAACGTCGGTCTTCTTGTTGGGTTCCATGGCGCTCATGCTCTCTCCGCCGGGGACGGCAGCCTTTGCCGGCCCGGACAGGGAATCGGGGTTTGCGGAAGTGGCGGCCTTGCGGCGAATCGCGTCGATGGCCGCCGTGATCGCTGCAAGGTCGGCGATGGTCAGCGTGCCGTCTTCGATCATCTGAACGACCGTCGCGGCCGGGCCGCTGGTCGCGTCCATCGGCTGTTCGTCCTTGCCCTCGCCGGGCGCGGGCACGCCGGCACCTGAGCCGGAGTCGCCGCCTTCCTTCGCCGGCGGCTGCGTCTTCTTCGGCGGCGTGCCTTCGTCCTTCTTGTCGGTCTTGTCGGCCTTGTCTGCCTTCGGCTCGTCTTCGAACACGATGGCGCCGCCCTTCTCGCGCGCGAAGAACACGGGTTCCGTCGGCGACAGCTCGGCGGGCCAGTCCCGCTGCTCGCTCTTGAACGTCGCCACCTGCACGTTGTCGATGATGCTGCTGACCATCAGCATCGGCAGTTCGAGGTACGGCGCCTCGTGGTCGAGCAGCGCGAGCGAATTGAGCTGCGGCTTGTCGGCGTTGAAGATCTCGACCGAGCGGTACGGCAGGCGCTTCTGCAGCACATCGACGCCGACAGTGGCGTCGGTGATGACGAGGTCGGCCAGCACGGCGATCTTCGGTTCGCCCTTGAAGACGATGCGTTTCGTGCCAGTGATGCGGAAGTAGCCGGCCGCGCGCACCGGGTCCGTCAAGGCGATCTTGTCGTGATGCTTGACGTGCAGCGGCGGGTAGTAGCCTTCGAGTTCGGCCTGCATCGCGCAGTCGACGGCCGCCTTGATCCACGTCACGTCGAAGTCGTGATCCCCGCGCTTGCACTCGACGAAGATCGGCACGTCTCGGATCGTGAGCGTCCCGTCTGCCGCACGCACCGCTCGGTAGCCGACGATTGGGTCCATGTGGTCAGGTCGCCGCGAAGGCGCTCCGGTCGATACCGAGACGAATGCAGATCTGCGCTGCGTTGCCGAGCGCGATCGCGGTGCGCGCGATCAGCAGCCCGTACAGGTTGCCGTAGTAGACCATCGGCACGTACGCGGCACTCGACAGGTCGACACCGCGGTAGACGTCGAGCGCGCCGGCCGTGACCTTGTTCGCGGTCTTGAAGCTGACCATGCCGATGAGCTTCGCTTGATCCGCGGCGACGAGCGCACACGCGGCATTGTCCGCGGCAGCCGTCGGCACCGCGTCGAACAGCAGCAGGTCGAAGTCCATCGCCGCGGCGAGGCTCTGCGTCAGGTAGGCGTCCAGGACTTGACCGCCGCACGTCTGGCCCTCAGTGAACTGCAGGTAGTTCGAAGCGCCGGTCGTGTCGCTGATCTGATCGCCGAGCGCGTAGGCGGTCGCGTCCGCCGGCCGCGTGAACTGCACCATTGCCGAGCTGTAGCCGTTCGGCCAGTTCGTCTTCGTGGTGTTGGTGTTGACGGTTGCGGGCATGGCTCAGCTGCCTGTTGCAACAACAGTCGGCGCAACAATCGTTGTTCCAACAAAGGTTGTTGCAACGAAAGCTGTGGTAACAACTATCACGGCCGGGAACCCTATCCATGGTGTGTGCATCAGCGCAAGCCCCTAGTGCCTGAATCCGGGATCCGGGTAGGCGCCCGCCGGCACCGCGCTGTTGATGACGACCCCGTTGCGCAGCCGGCCCTGCTGCGTCAGCTCGTAGGCCGTGACGTGCGAGACTTGACAGCGGCAGTTGTAGCCGAGTGGGGGCGCCAACTGGGCCCAGGCCGGGTGCTCGACGGCCAGCACCATGCCGTCCGCGGCACCGTGGTTGTGCCGGGTGTCGGAATCGCCCACGGCGTCGAAGCGGAAGGCCGGCACCGCCGTTCGGATGTCCTGGTCTTGCGCCTGCTTGAAGCGGCCGGCGGTGACCGCCGTGTTGACGTTCGTGCGGAAGGCCATGCGGGCGTACGACTCGGACCACGCCGACGTCCGGGCCGCCACGACGTTCGCGCGCATGGCTAGCCTGCGCCCGGCTTCCGTCTCGCCGAGCCCTTCCTTGAAGGCCCGCGCGATGTACGCCTGGGCTTCCTCGGCCACCGTCTGCTCGACGGCGCGCACGAAGGCCATGACGTGCCCGGCTTCGTAGGCCCGGGCGATGCCCTGCGCCGTGCGCTCGGCGGCCGGCCGCACGACGATCGGCACCCGGGTGACGATGTCTTCCAGCGCTTCGGCGAAGGTGACGCGCGGCACGATGGACTGCACCGGCGCAGCGGCGAAGCGCAGCAGCTCGCCGACTTGATGCGCGAAGCGGCCGTGCACCGGCTCGGCGAGCTCCTGGGCCGCCGCCTGCAGCGTCATTGCCGCGCCGAGCATCGCCGATAGGCCCATCGTTTCCGCCATCGTCTTCTGCAGCGCCGCGCGAGCGTCCGCGGCTGCCGGGGCGTTGCTGGTGATGAGCGCAACGAGCAGGTCGTGCACCGCATAGAAGTAGGGCTTCGCGTAGCGCCCGGTCACGTCTTCCAGGAACTTCGTCGCGTCGAGGTTCATCGACGGAACGGGAACAGGCTGCCGCCGCCAACGCCGGCCGGATCCATCCCGGGCGTCGGCGCTGCGGCGCCCGGAATCACGTCTTCGCCTTCTTCCGGCTTGCGGAAGCCTGTCTGGTCGAGAACGTCGTCCTTGCTCAAGTCGACGCCCATGCCGTGCAGCACGTTCGCGACGTCGGCGCGCATCTTCGGGTCTTGCACCGACTCCTGCTGCAGCGAGAACTTCGGCTGTTCCTCGGTGATCTGTAGCTCGCCTATGTTGATCCAGTTGTAGTGCCACAGACACCCGATCAACGATCGCGTGAGCGTCTCTTCGAGCGCTTCGCGGTCGCTCTTGATGAGGGTTTCCGTGCTGTCGGCCTGCGTCTCACTGAGCGCGTAGCTGCCGCCTTCGCTCGCTTGCGTCGGCAGGTTGGCGGCCAAGATCAGCGTTGCGATCGTGGCGCGCAGTTCGTCGCGCATCGTCTTCAGCAGTTGCCAGCCTTCGCCGTTCATGTTGACGACTTCGACTTGATCCGCTGAGTCGTAGACGAGCACGTTTCGCGCGCGCAGGTCGGTCAGCACGTCGCGCCACGCGGTGATTAGCTCCGTGTTCGGCTTGCCGCTGTTCGCGTCGCGGACGCCGTCGACCTTCGCCGTCAGGATGCCCTGCGCGAAGCGTTCGACCGCCTGTAGCGATTCCTGGAAGACGTGCTCTTTCGCGTACCACCACCAGCCCAGCGCCTCGCGGAGCCCGCGGCCATGGCCCAGCGATCCCTGGTCATCTTGGTAGACGTGCCGGATCGTGCGCAGTGCGTCCTGCGCCGACTCGACTTCGAAGACCTGCTTGCCGAGGTTCCACCGCTCCCAGTGCGCTTCGATCCGGTTCAGGCGCTGGTCGAACTTCGGCACGATGCGGAAATAGCGCTTGTCCATGTCCTCAAGACGGACAGGGACGAGCCAAGTGCGCGGCTTGCCGTCGCCGAGCTTCAGCACCTTCGCTTCGAGATGGATGCGCGCGAAGCGCGAGCCGCTGAAGAACGCCCGCGCGAGATTCACGCGCGCGTCGAAAAAGCGCTCGATGTTGTCCAGCAGCTCGCTCGCCACCGCCACGGCCACCGGTGCCCGCGGCGACTTCTCCACCTTCGGCAGCACGGACCACTGCTGCCCCGCAATCATCATGCGGCGCTTCGACACCGCCGCGGCGATGTCGGCATCGCGCAGCATCTTTTCTTCGAGTTCCGGGTCGCGCAGCAGCCACAGCGACGGGTCGTAGATCTGAACGCCGTTCCGCCACGCGGTCGACAGCGCCCGGACGTAGAGCTGCTGCGATTGGTTGCGTGCGCGCAGTTCCGTGGTCATGGACGGGAAACCTACTCTAGATTGCGACCTTTGTCAGCGAGGCAACGATGCGTTGCCCGTCCGTGACGCTGGCGTCGGGCGTCTCGTTGATCGAATCCGTGGTGATGCGTTCCAGGTCGTCGACATTCATCAGGAAGACCTGCAGGTCGCTGGCGCGCAGCTTCTGCAGGGCCGTGCGGATGTTCGCGGCTTCGGTGAAGAGTGCCGATGCCGTCGCGAGTTGCGGCTGCCGGAAGATGATCGGCAGCGGCGTCCCGCTGGTGCGCGTCGAGAAGTCCGCGCGCAGGTCGGCGACGAACTGCGCGAGCTGGTTGGCGAAGGCGGTGCCGCCATTGGTCACGGTCTGATCGATCGTGCCGAGATCCACGAAGATCCCCTTCAGGTCCACCTGCTTGCCCAGGCTGAGGTTCGCCCAGCGGCAGAACGCCTGCCACTGCAGTTTGAGCGCAGGGTAGTTCTCGGCGTACGCCTTCGACCACCGGCCGCCGGCCGCCGGCGTGCTCGGGTAGTTGTCCGGCGTGTAGGCGAGCAGCGCCGAGGCCAGCCCGCTGTTGTCGACGGCCCGCTTCATCAGCAGCGGCAGCATCGAGCATTCGGGGCCGGCGACATTGCTGAAGGTGCCGCTAGTGTTCGGGTTGCCGGCGCTGACGTCGTAGGCGACGCCTTCGCCGGTGCGCGCATCCCAGATGCCTTGCCGCGCATCGCGCGCGCCGTCGGTCAGCGTCGGCGAGGCGAGGTCGGTCAAGTAGGCATTGGTGATCGGTCCTTTGAAGATCGAATCGCCGAGCATGATGTACGCCGGCACTGCGCCGGCGTAGTCGGCCGCGTTCTCGTCGGCAAGCAGCAGGTCGTAGGCTTGCCGAACCGCGCGGGCCATCGGACCCCAGTAGACGTCGGCTTGATAAAACGCCTTGTTCTCGCTCGGCGTGTAGAGCACCGAGACGTCGAGACAGAGCGGCTGCCCTTCCATAGACACGCAGCGAACGTTGCCGATCGCATCCGAGGCAGCGACGCTGCGGTGCGCGAGGTTCGCGAACGTAGTCGCGCTCGGCACGGCCACGTTGTTGATCTCAGCAGCGTGGTTGACGATGACCACTTTCAGATTCGGATTGCCGAGCACCGTGCGGAAATAGGCGATCGTCTCGGTCACCTTCTGTTGGTAGCTCGCTTGGTGCGCCGGGTTCGCGATCCAGTCGTTGACGTCGCGCTGGCTGTTGTCGAGCACCAGCAGATCCCAGAACAGCGCATTGCCGTTCGCGAGCGCGGACCATGCCGTATTCATCGCGGCAAGCTGCGCGGCGAAGGCGACCTTGCCGCTGCCCGTCGCCACGTCGAACGCCGAGAAGGTCGGCGCCGTCTGGAAGTATTTCGCGACCTGGAAATAGGGCGCTTGCGGGTAGGTGTGCTCAAGCAGCTCGCGGATCAACCCGCCGTCGAGCCCGATGCCGGCGCCGAAGTTGCCCCATGACGAGCCGCCGCGCTTGCTGAGCTGGTTCGCTTGCGTCTCGGTGAGCGTGAGCCAACCGGCGATGGGGTGGTAGTCGGTCCATGCGCCCTTGGCCGCGGTGCCGGTGTTGCCGCCGAGGAATAGCTTCTGGTTGGCCGTCGGCGTCACCGACCATGCGCTGCCGACTTGGAGCGTGTCCGCCGTGTTGCCAATGACAACCTTGCGGTCCGAGAAGCCGAGCGCGTAGCCGGGCACGAAGCTGTTCTCGATCGTGACCGTGTAGCCGATCCACTGGCCGGCGGACCAGCCGGGCGATCCGGTCACCTGAACGTGCGTCGCATCGGTGCCGGCAGGGTTGATCCCGAACAGCGCCGTCCCGTTCAGGCCGTCGAACCACGGATACCAACCGAGCGCCGCCGCCGTCGGCGCGCCGCTGCTCGGGTTGTCCGGCACCACGCGCATGATCTTGTCGGCGTAGCTCGAACGCAGCTCGCTCGCGCCGGCCGCGGAAACGGCGGTGTCGATGCAGTTGACCTGCTTCGTGGAACCGCCGTTGGTCATGTGGTCGCCGACGATCAGGATGCCGGGGACTTGCAGGTTCGGCGGCGGCGGCGTGACGATGACCGTCGTGGTGCCCGTCGTCGGAGCCGACCAGTCACTGTTGCCCGCGGCGTTGTGCGCCCGAATCTTGATGTAGTAGACGGTGTTCGAGTTGAGCCCGGTCAGCGTGCACGACACCGCGTCGACTCCGCCGACGTTGCTGACGATCGAGTAGGTGACGCCGCCGTCGATGCTGACGCCGGCATCGAAGCCCGTCTCGTTGTAGCTCGTCGCGTCGGTCCAAGAGACGTCGAGCGTCGTGTTCGTCGGGTTCGCCGTCGCGCCGATCGTTGGTGCGTCGGGCGGCACGAGCGCGGTCGCGAACGCGGCGACCGCGTTGACCGCGCCGGCGCGCATCCAGTCGACGGCATACTTTGCCTGCCAGATCGGGTTCCAGTTGGTGACCCACTGGCCTTCGGCCTGCGTCTCGTAGGCGGCGCGCGTCGCCGAGATGCCGCGATAGGTGCAGTAGTCCGGCAGCCGGCGCTTCGCGGTCGGCGCGAGCGGCGAGCCCGGGTAGGTCGAACCACTGTCCGCGGACTTCGTGTTCCACGCGGCATTCGTCTGGTCGGCGCCGTTGTAGTGGAACAGGTGGCCGTCGCCGGCCGCGCCGAAGATGTTGTTCGCGCCGGTGCTCTGCCCACCGCCGGGGAGCCAATCCAGGTTGTCGCGGACGTTGAGGTAGAGCGAGCCGTTGCCGGTCGAAAACAGGTTGGTGACGTTGCGGCGGTCGGTCCAGAGGCCCGTGTAGTTCGCCGGCCGACTGATGTCGAGGAAGCCGTTCGAGCCCTGCACGTAGTTGTCAACGATCGTCGCCGCCGCCGCGGTGAAGGTGTTCGTAAGCAGGATGTGCAGCGAGCCGCCCGCGTAGTAGGACATCGGCTCCGAGGCGATCGCATCGCCATAGAGCAGCATCCGCTGGAACGTGACGTTGTTGTTGTTGTGGCCGCCGCCGCCGCCATCGTTCTGGTCCCAGCCGATGTAGCCAATCTGTCCGCCGGAGAACCCGTCGATGATCTCGCGCCGTCCATCCTGGGCGCCGTCTTGCACGACGATCGCCTGCGTGGACAGCACCGAGTTGTCGACACTGCTGCGCTGCACGCCCTCCATGCTGATGCCGATGGAGCACATGGCCCATAGGCTGTTCTGGATCGTGCCGCCGCTGCGCAGCATCACGTCGCCTTCGCTGAAGTAGCAGTTGTCGATCAGTGCGTTGGTGCACGATCGCTGGATATAGAGCGCATGGCGGAAGATGGACGGCGTGTTCCAACTGATCTGGTAGGCAGTGCCGTTCGATGGCTGCGCGCCGCCGTAGCCGTTGTTCCACGCCTCCTGGCCATTGAGCGTGGTCTTGCCGTTCGACGAGATGAGGCGCTGGAATCCGTTGACCTGCACCATGCGGCCGCTCGGACTTCCGCTACACGAAATGACATCGTTGTCCGAAGGCGCCACCGACAGCGCGGCAAAACTTATCTGCGCCGTCGTGCTGCCCGTGATCTTGCGCTGTACGTTACGCAGCGCGACCGTCGGCGTGTTCTGATCGAAGGTGATCCAGTAGTTGGTGAGGCCAACCGCCGGCAGCGTTCCCGCCGCGAAGTTGATCGTCGTCGTCGTGTGACCCCCGGTCGCCGCGGTGATCGTCGGCCCGGGGACCCACTTCTGGCTTGCATCGGTCAGAAACAGCGTATTGACGCCGCCGGCTGCGTAGGTCGGCGAAGCGACCTGCGAGCTGTGCACGTCTTCGATGGTCGCGCCGGCGCAGCGTGGGAACCACGAGTCCTGGATCGTCAGGTTGTCGATCGCGTGGAACAGGACGCCCGACGGGTTCTGCGGACCGCCGTTGCCAAACTGGCCGCTGACTCCGTAGTCGTAGCAGTCGCCGATCCAGGTGCGCCGCACGGTGAGGCCGTTGATGCGCGCGGCTTCCGTCGAGCCGCCGTTGTTGCCGGTCATCACGAGGCCGAACGAGGCATAGCGGATGTGGCAACCTTCGACGATGACGTTGATCGCCCCGCCAGTTCCTGAACTGTGCTGCGCCTGCAGCGCGATGCCGTAGAGCTGCCCCGTCGTGTTGTTGGTGAAGAAGTAGTTGCGGCGCGCGGTGATGTCCCACGTCACGTCGAGGTGCTGCCACAGCAGCCGCGGGCGGTTGTCCGTGTTGCCCACGTTGAACGGCGTGTTGCTGTCAGTCGCGCCGGTGAACTTCGGCCGGCCCGCGGTGAAGTCGCCGTAGGCCGTGAAGGCCATTTCGTCCGCGTTGATCGCGCCGGCACCGTTCGGGTGCCAGTCCTGCTGCTGCGACGTGAAGGTGTCGCCGCACTTATAGAGGATGTGGTCGCCAGGGTTGAAGATGCCGCTGACTTCGCCGCTCCACTTCGTCTTTGGCGCGACGACGGATAGCCCGCTGTTGCCGCCGGCGCCCGACGAGCTGACGAAGATGCGCTTGCGCGCCGATTGCAGCACCGGCACCGTCCAGCCGTTCAGGTCGGTGAACTGCAACGCTGCCGCATAGGCCGGACGGAATGCGGCGACCCACACGGAATCGGAGTGGTCCTTGACCCACAAGTAGCGCGGATGCGTGCTGTCGTTCGTGAACGTGAAGCGGTGCGAGTCGGCGCTACCCGTGACCGTGCCCAGCGGCGTGTAGCCGGAGAGGCCGGCTGCGTCGTCCGACCAGCGCGCATCCCAGTCGGTCGCTCCCTGGCGGTTGAGGAAGACTTCGACGAAGCCGTTGCCGGAGAGGGCATCAACTTGGGTTGGTGTGGCCACGCTTGCTGTCCTCCTTGAGTTCGTGCAACAGGCAGGTCACCCGGCGCAGTTCGCGCTCGACCTTGGCTTTCGACTCCAGTTCTTCGGCGATGAGTTCCTGGTGGTAGCTGCGCGGCACCACTTCACCCTGCGCCAGCTCCTCGCGGTGCTTCTGCTGCTGCTTCTCGAACTTGCGTTTCTTGTCGTTCAGTTGCTTCGTCTGCACGTCGGCGAGCGCGCGCACGCGGGCGGCAAGCGCCATGTCGTTGAGCGCGGCGCGGTAGATCGCGAGGAACCACTTCTGGTCTTCGATGGACAGCGGCAGCGTCTTGCCCGGCATCGTCAAGTCTTGCAGCTTCCGGATTGCATGGATCGAAAGCTGCGGCATCAGGTCTTCGCCGAGGATGTGGGTCATGGCTCGCCGCGCCACTCGGCGATGAGCTGCTGCGGAGATTCGAGCATGGGCACCCCTCGCGCAACGGCCAGCGGAACCGCGGGGCCGAAAGCCGGCGCGCTGAAGGTGCGGAAAGCCCCCAGCTCTACGGCCTGCGGTGCCTTCACCCGAAACGCGCTCGGCATCGGCAGGAAGCGCGTCGAGGCCATGACGGCGCCGGCGATCATCGAGGACAGAAAGCCGCGGCGGTTCATACCAGCCATTCCAGATCGTAGATGTCGCGCGGCGCCGCGATCAGCGACATGGCCGCGAGCCCCTTCGGGTTGTTCTCCAGCGCGGCCAACTGGATCGCGCTCGCATACCAGAACGGCGAGATGCCGCCGAGGATGAGGTCGGCCGGCGGCTGCGTCAGGCTCGGGATGTAGGTCGTGCAGCCCGGCCGCGGCAGGTCGTAGAAGCCGGCCGGCGGGCCGTCTGGGAACCATGCCGAGTAGCCGACGGTCACGAGGCCGCCGCTGGTCGGCAGGATGCCGTAGGTGACGACGGTCACCGCGAGCTTGCTCGCGAGCGTGAAGAAGCGGCCGGCGTCCGCCGTCTGGCCGAGCCGGTTGAGCAGCAAACCCCACACACCGGCGCCCGCGATGACTTCGCACTCTTGCCACGGCGCCCAGGTCGTCGAGCCGCGGCAGGGGTTCTTCGTGTCGGCCGGGTCGAGCGTGTCAGTCACCGGCATCGGCCCGGGGTGCGCGGCAACGCGCGCTTCGAGAACCGCGAGTTCTTCCATCGCGAGCTGCTTCAGGCTGACGCGCGCGTCCTGGCTGCTCGTCGCCAAGAACATCGCGGCCCAGTCCTTGAGTAGTCGACCGCTCGCGCGCGCCGCGTCGAACTGGCCGCGCTTGGCGCGACCGAGATCTGCGGCGAGCAGGAAGCGCAGCTCGTCGTGCAAGATCTCGTCATGCGTCGCAGCAAGCGTCGCCCACACCGGCAAGCCGCCGCGGTGCTGGTCGTCGATGAACGCGCGGAAGTTGCCGAAGGGCGGGTCGCTGTTCGGTTTCCCCCAGCACGCGCCGGTCACGCGCCACGGGTAGGCCGCCCAGGTCTTCCGACCGTCGGCGTTCTGGTCGAGCGGCGCGCCGCCGAGGTCGAGGTGGTGGTGCCCGCGCAGGATGTAGTCCATGGCGGACCATCGCATTTCCTGCACGTTCTCGTTGTCGCCGATGCCGAGCAGGCCCTTCTGCAAACCGAAGCACGGTTGGAAGCCGGTGCTGCCTGTGTCGACGAGATTCGACAGCGGGCGCACTTCGAGAAGGTCCGCTTGCGGCGCGCGGATGCGCGTCCGGTTGACGATGTCGCGCCAGCCTGCCGGCAGCGGCAAGAGCCGCGTCGCATCGGCGTCGCCGTCGATCCAGAACACGACAGGCGGCAAACCGCTGCCGCCGATCGTCCCGTAGAACGGCCGCGACTCACCGTCGAGAATCGTCAGCTTCGTCGTGAGCGTCGCGAAGTCCGACGCGAGGTTCGCGATCTCGATGACGCACGGCGCGGTCTGCGCCTGCGTGGTCCGATCGCTCCATGTGACCGTGCCTTGCACGTCCTTCTCTTCCTGGTCGGCGAAGTGGGTGACGT